AGGCATAAACACTTATGAGAGGAAAGAGAAATCCAGAAACCGAAAGAAAAATAGCTGCAATCCTGCGGATGCCGGATAAGCCAAAGGTAACGCCTGTGCAAAGGTTTGCAATAAAGGCGCTTCCTATACTGGCAAGATTGGATAACAACCTAAACATGGCCATTAATGCAGGAAGATAAAGTTTGCTACACCGCCCTGTTTGGTAATTACGAGGAACTAAAGAAGCCGCTTATAGTTACGCCAGGATGGAGATATATTTGTTACACAGACCAGCCTATTGCTTCGGATGTATGGGAGATCATACACACGCCTGTACCTGAGTTTACAACGCCGCAACGATACGCCAGGTACATAAAAATAATGGGGTTTGTAGATTGGCAGAAAAGTATCTGGGTTGACGCATCTTTTTGCGTTGCAGTTAATTTGGACGACTGGTGGAATGATAAGCACAGATCCCCGTTCAGTTGCGCTAAACATCCGCTGCGAAATGATTTTTACAACGAGTGCATGGATTGTATAACCGCCGGTCGTGGCGATAGATTGGAAATTGAAAAGCAAATGAATGAATACCTTACCGCAGGTGTGCCACGTAACAACGGTATAATTCAGTCGGGTATATTGTTGCGTGATAATTCGACGGAAGTTATTAAATTGTGCGAGCAGTGGTGGGCTGAAATGCAGGGCCGATCAGTACGGGATCAGATAGCGTTTGCCCGTGTTAGTGTAGGTTGCGAGTTGCTGCATACCTACCAGTGGGATTATAGGAGGGAGAAAGATTTTATTTATTCACATCATTATAATAGAAGATAATGGGAAGAACTACCACTACACCGCCTCCACCAAATGACAGGACGGACACGGGTAAAATGTTAAACAATTCTTGCAAATTGGTATCAGGTTACTCTAACTTAAACCACACAACGACATTTTTACAAAAGATTATTTTATTTATAAAAAAAATAAAACCATGATAAATACCCACACCGAACTACTCAATGCCTTAATCGAAAAGTACAAACTGAAATCTTATTTGGAGATTGGAATAAATAATCCTGCGAATAATTTTGATAAGGTAAATGTAGAGTACAAGGTAGGTATTGATCCTGAAATAAATAACGAAGTATCAATTTCGCGTGCACTATTTAAAATTTCAAGCGATATTTTTTTCTCTGAAATTGTAGATGAAGAAAGTCCTTATAGTGATATAGAAGCTAAATTCGACCTCATCTTCATTGACGGCCTCCACCACGCCGACCAGGTTAAACGTGATTTTGAGAATTCATTGCGCTGCCTGAATGATGGCGGGTTTATTGTTTTACACGACTGCCTGCCAATAAATGAAAGCACAACCCACGTTCCACGTGATAGCAAAGTATGGCATGGCGACTGCTACAAGTTTGCAATGACCTTATGTGAGTATGATGGTATTGATTTTAAAAGCTGCGAACAGGGCGGCCGGTGCTTATGGGTATGGAAGGATGCAACAAAAAATGGATTTACCCACAATCACCCGCTGACATTTGAAACATACTTGAAGTACGGGAAGGAACTTTTAAGATTAAAAGACACCGTTGAAATCTAATGTCAAAATAATACAACCACAACCCGGCTTCCAGCAAAAAGCCCTGTCATGCCAGGCAGACATTGCGATACTCGGTGGCTGTGCTGGGCCAGGTAAAACATTTGCCCTACTTTTAGAATCTGTACGTAATACCAGTAACAAAGACTTTGGCGGCGTAATATTCAGGCGCACATCACCACAGATAAGAGCGCAGGGCGGTTTGTGGGATACGTCATACGAACTTTACCCTGGCTGCAAGGCAACGCCAAAAGAAACTACTTTGGAGTGGCTGTTCCCGTCGGGTGCTAATATGAAGTTCTCCCACCTTGAATACGAGAAAAATATTTACGACTGGCAGGGATCTCAGATTGCCTACATAGGCTTTGATGAGCTTACCCATTTTAGCGAAAAGATGTTTTTTTATATGCTATCCCGTAACCGTTCAACGTGCGGGGTAAAACCGTATGTTCGGGCTACCTGCAACCCTGATCCAGATTCATGGGTTGCAACTTTAATATCGTGGTGGATTGACCAAGAAACAGGGCTGCCAATACCTGAACGGGATGGCGTTTTGAGGTACTTCATAAAGTACGGTGAAAATTATATTTGGGGTGACACATACGAAGATGTAAGCGAAAAGGCCAATCATATCTTAGCGCCGCTGATTGAGAAAAGCGGCCTGCAGCCCAGTGACTTCATAAAGTCACTGACATTCATAAACGGGGATATTTACCAGAATAAAATACTCTTAGAGAAAAACCCGGAGTATTTGGGTAATCTGCTCAGCCAGGATGAACAAACCAGGATGCAGCTACTTGACGGTAACTGGAAGATACAAATAAGTGACAATGATATTTATAATTATTATAGCTTTGCTGGGGTGTTTGACAATGTGAGGGAGGTTGACGATAAGGGCAGTTTTATTACGGCCGATATCGCAATGAAGGGCAGCAATAAGTTTGTGGTTATGTTGTGGCGTGGTTTTACACTGGTTGACATTGAGATAATGAGCAAGTCTGACGGTAAGCAGGTAATTGACCTGATCAGTGAAGTTGCTAAGTTTTGGAATGTAGAAAATCGGTATATTTGTTATGACAGTGACGGGGTTGGTAATTATATCGATGGTTTTATAAGGGGAGCAAAGCCGTTCAGCGGTGGAGCGCCGGCAGCAGAAGTAAAAGATATTGCCAGCGGTGTTATTCAGCGAGAAAACTATTTTAACCTGAAAACGCAGTGTTATTACAGGTCTGGTGAAAGGGTTAACCGTGGCGAATATAAAATATCCGAACACGTTGCAAACAAAATGTATGATGATAAGATGACCGTTCGGCAAAGGTTTGTTTACGAGCGCCGGGCAATAAAAAGGGATAAGGTTGACCATGACGGCAAACTTAAGATCATACCGAAAGAACAAATGAAAATAATGCTATCCGGCGAAAGCCCCGATCTTATGGATGCGTTTATGATGCGAGAATACTTTGAACTAAAACCTAAAAAAACATGGGCATCGGCTTAAAACAAAAGGCTTTAAAATGGCTAGGCCTTGAAAAGGCAGTCAGCGCAGGCCGGTCGGTTCAGCAGTTTGCATTCTTAACGGGGCTGCCAGTTTACAATACCGCTAATTCTGTCGGCAATATCAATAACGGGTATGTAGGTAATGACGATGTTTATTCGGTAATCCGTAGGATAGCCCGTACTATTGCAATGATCCCTTTGAAGGTCTATAAAGTTGTTGACGAAGAAGCTATGAAGCAGTACCAGGATGAGTTAAGTAAAAAGAATTATTCTACAAAAGCCCTGGTAAAGCAGCAATTCTTAAAAAGCAAAGCACTTGAACTTGTTGACCCGGAAAACCCACTGCAAAAATTACTCGATAATCCAAACGATCAATATAGCAAAACAGAATACAGAGAGGGGTTTCATACTTTCCTACTGGCTACTGGTAATAGTTACGTTTACACACCACTAATTGAATTTGGGGCTAACGCTGGGAAACCTACCGAAATGTGGTTATCCCCTTCGCAGTATATGAGCCTGCAGGTAAGTGACACCTGGCCACGCAGGGTATTGGGTTACCGGTTGCAAATAGCTGAGGTTGTGAATATACCCGTTGAGGAAATGATGCACACACGGTATTTCAATCCTCAGTATAACTATGTCGGCAACGAATTGATAGGACTTTCACCATTGACGGCCGGTAGTAAAATACTTGACCGTGGAGATAGCGAAACTGACTACTCAGTAAATGCGTTTCAGAATTCAGGTATCAGCGGTATTGTGTACAATGAATCAGTATCGGGGGATGATGTGGAGGAAGGTGCTTTGAGTAAAATGAAAACCGACTTCTACAATGAAGCGTCAGGCGTAACGAATGCCCGAAAATTGCTATTCCAAGCCGGCAAGATTGGATACACCGCCATCGGCTTGTCGCCGGTGGATATGGATGTTATTACTTCCATGAAACTGACATTCAAAAAACTATGCAACCTGTTTGGCGTTTCTGACAGGCTTTTTAATAACGATGCAACCGGATCTGAGATAAGTGTCGATATTGCGTACAAGGATCTGTACACAAACGCCGCACTACCTGGAGCCTACGCTGAGCGTGACACTTATAACCTGCATTTAGTTCCAAAGTTCAATACCGGCAAAGAAAAGTACTTTATCGATGTTGATATTACCGGCATAGCGGAACTACAGGACGATATGAAGGATATGGCTACTGTTTACAATAGCCTGCCTATTATGAACCCTTCGGTTATCGCTAAGGCTTTTGGCTGGGATACGGATGATGTGGAAGATAAGTGGTTTATTAAAACGGGTTACGTACCGGTTGACCAGGCTGGTGGCATTGAACCTTTACCAATAGAAACTGAAAATGGCAACTGACAAAATTAAACAAATCATAGAATCCGCAATCCCTTTAACAGAGAACTGCGAAATTAAGCGCAG